CTTTACATATTCACCATTTAGAATATTATAATTGTGAACCTTGGGAATACGATAACAGATTATTAATTACATTATGCGAGAATTGTCATGAAAGCGAAGAATTTTTAAAACCATTTACTTCAGCTAGTATTGAATACTTAACTAATTTAGGTTTTTTAAGAAAGGATATAGCTAACATTGTAAGTCATATTTCTAATAAATTAGATACAATGAATGATGTAGAATCATTTGAGTATTTTAAAAAATTAACTAAAACTATTGTAGATGGCAAAGGATAAAAAGGGGTTTGTTTTGTATGCAGACCAAAAATTAATATTTGATGATTTAACAAATGATGAAGCTGGAATATTAATAAAACATATTTTTAGATATGTTAATGATGAAAATCCTATATTAGAAAATAGATTAATTGACATGGCATTTAAACCAATTAAGTTACAATTAAAAAGGGATTTAGTTAAGTATGAAGGAGTTAAAGAAAGAAATTCGGCAAACGCTCGTAAGCGATGGGATGCGGTCGCATCAAGTGGTATGCCAAATATACCAAATGATACCAAAAATGCCGATAAAGATATAGTAATAGATAAAGATATAGTAATAGATAAAGATATAGTAATAGATAAAGATATAAATATACCATTTGAATCTTTTTGGAATCTTTACAATAAAAAAGTTGGAGATAAAAAGAAATTAGAAAAAAAGTGGATTAAGTTAAAAGATAATGAACGTCAAAAAATAATTAATACTTTACCTAGCTTTTTAAATTCAATTAAAGACAAACAGTATTTACCATATCCTGAAACGTATTTAAACAATAGTAGGTGGAATGATGAAATATCAGTAGAAAATTCAACAAGTAAAAGACATTACTATCTTTGCAGTCCTTTTGGTAGATGGGACGGTTTATTAACTGAAGATGAATTTAAAGCAAAAACATTAACTGGTCATTGGACTTTAGAAAAAATAGTATGATAAGTGAAATTTCAATAAACAAAGTAAAAGACACAGCTAACATAGTTGATGTTATTGGTGGATATTTAGAGCTAAAAAAGAACGGTGCTAACTATGTTTGTCTTAGTCCATTCAGTAATGAGAAAAGCCCTTCATTTACTGTTAGCCCTTCAAAAAATATATTTAAGTGTTTTAGTACTGGTAAAGGTGGGGATTGTTTAACTTTCTTAATGGAGTATAAAAATATCAATTACATTGATGCTATTAAACTTTTAGCTGAAAAATATACTATTGAGTTAATAGATGAAAAAAGTTCATTAAAACCAATTTATGTACGCCCTATTTGGAAAAACAATACAATGTTATCTGATAAGATTATAAAGTGGTTTGAAGGCGAACGTAAAATATCACAGCAAACTTTAAATGATTTAAAGATTAGTGAAGGGATTGAATGGATGCCTAAAAAAGATTGTGATAAAGGTCATACCACAAACACTATTCAGTTTAATTACTTTGTTAATAATCAATTAATTAACACAAAGTATAGAGATGCTTTAAAAATGTTTAAACTTGTTTCGGGAGCTGAATTAGTTTTATACAACCTAGATTCAATAAAGGATTCAAACGTTTGTTACATTACAGAGGGCGAAATAGATGTTTTAACTTTACATGAATGCGGATTTAAAAACGTGGTTTCTGTTCCTAATGGAGCTAACAAAGGTAAAAACAATTTAGCCTACTTAGATAACTCTATTCAATACCTAGAGCATATTACAGAATTTATACTTTGTTTGGATAATGATGAAAATGGTAATAAGTTAAAAGATGAATTGGCTAGACGTTTTGGATATGAAAACTGTAAAACAGTTACTTTTAAAGATTGTAAAGATGCTAATGATTGTTTAAAGAAATACGGCAAAAGTGCCATAATTGAATCTATAAACGAAGCTAAAGAGTTTCCTATCATTGGTGTATTTAATTCTTATGATATTGAAAATGATATTTTAGATTATTATAATAATGGATTACCTGAAGGAACTGGAATTAATATGCAAGAGATTGACACAAATTTAAGGTTTCATCAAGGTTACTTAACAATGATTACTGGCATACCTGGTCATGGTAAAAGTGAGTTATTAGATTTTATTTTAGTTAGATTAAACTTATCAGATGATAATTGGAAAACAGCATACTTTAGCCCTGAAAATCATCCACTACAATTACACTTTAGTAAGTTGGCAGAAAAGCTAGTAGGCAAATCATTTGATAAAAAAAGCAATAACAGAATAAGTCCTATTGATTTAAGAAATGCTATCGACTATTGTAGTGATAACTTTTACTTTATTAATCCTGAAGATGATTTTACTATAACTTCAATTTTAAAGAGTGTAAAAGAGTTAATTAAACGTAAAGGAATAAAGGCTTTTGTAATAGATGCTTGGAATAAATTAGACCACAAAAGAGGTAATAAAGATAAAAATGATTACATATCAGAAGTATTAGATACTATTGTTAAATTTTGTGAGCGTAATGGCGTTCATTGCTTTTTAGTTGCTCATCCTACAAAGATGGGTAAAGATAAAGATGGTAAGCCAGAAGTTCCAAGTTTGTATAATATTTCAGATTCTGCACATTTTTTTAATAAGACCGCAAATGGTATTTGTATTTATCGTAATTTTGAAACACAATGTGTAGAGATTCATATTCAAAAAGTTAAGTTCAAGCATTGGGGACAAACAGCAACAATACACTTAGCATGGAATAGAGATAACGGTCGTTACTACAAAGGCACTCCAAACAATGACAACTGGCTAACTTATGAAACACCAAAGCCCCTAGAAGCAAACAATGACTTTCTAAACGATATAACAATTAACAATATAGAAAACCCTTTTTAAACCCATCGATATAGATGGATTAATATTTAAAATTATGATAAAAGCAAACTAATTAAGAATAGGAAATTATATTTTATGTAAAAGGATGATTGATAGAGTTTATGGTATATCAGACAATGACTACTATACACAGGAACACTATCATGGAGTTAATAACAATGACTTACGTCCAATCCCACTAACAAAAGATATACTTTTGAAGTGTGGGTTTTTTGTATCTGATTTACTAATTGCAAAAAATGGAATATCCTTAAAACATAACAGAAATGGAGATTATTCATTACCACTAAATAACAGTCGTGGTGAAGTTTGTAGAGTTATTGTAATTGAATACCTACACCAACTACAAAACCTTTACTTTACTTTAATTGGCGAAGAACTTAATATTAACCTTTAAACCGTTTTAGATTTATGTTACTTAACACTTTATACTTATTAAGCCGTATTATATTGTTTCCGATAAAACTATTGCTTATATTGGAATTATTAACTTATTTACTTGAAAGATGAAAAAAATATTATTACTATCTCTATTTGCTATATCTTGCAATGGTGAAAAACCTAAACAAACAACAATTAACAAAGACTCTTTAGCTAAAATTGATATGCAAAGATATGCGGACTCAATGGCTAATGTTATTTTTAATAAAAATGATAATATTAATAGATTTGCAGATAGTATTTTGTTATTACAATAATTATTTATACTTTTACATCTCAAATGAATAACACATTTGAAATATTATACATACAACCAATAGTTGAAAGACTTGAAGGCAAAATAATGTATTATATCATATTTTGTAATTGAATAAACAGATTTTTTCAAAATGGCAGGTAACGGTGGTAAAAGAGAAGGAGCTGGAAGAAAACCAAAAGCTCAAGAATTAGAACTTATAGAGTCTTTAGGAGCTTACGATGAATTAGCTAAAGAAAAATTAATTGAAGGTGTTACAAGTGGTTCATTTCATCATTTAAAGCTATTCTTTGAGTATAGATATGGTAAGCCTAAACAAATACTTGACGTTACAACGAATGGTGAATCTATTAATCAATTTGACTTAAAAACAACTGTAGAAACATTCCTACATGGAGGGAACGATAAAGCAAAAACTAGCATTAGTAAAACTGACTGATAACTCGACTAAAGTAGTTATTTATGGAGGTGCTGCAGGTGGAGGGAAATCATTTTTAGGGTGTTTTTGGCTGCTAATTATGTGCTTATCATATCCTAATACAAGGTGGTTTATAGGCCGTGAAGAGCTTAAAAGAATAAGACAATCTACATTAATTTCATGGTCAAAGGTATGTTCTTTATTAGGATTTAAAGATTATACTATTAACGGTCAAGATAATTTTATTATCTGTAAAAATGGTAGTAGAATTGATTTATTAGACTTACAATATCAACCTAGAGACCCATTATACGAACGTTTTGGGTCTTTAGAATATACTGGTGGATGGATTGAAGAGGGAACGGAAACAAACTTTGGAGCCTATGATGTTCTTAAAACTCGTATAGGTAGGCATATGAACGAAGAGTATGGTATTTTATCAAAGATGCTAATTACTTGTAATCCAAAAAAATGTTGGATTCATATTGAATTTTATAAGCCTTTTAAGTTAGGGATATTAGATAAATCATTTTGTTTTATACAGGCATTAATAACTGATAATCAACATATTTCAGAAGATTATATCAATAACTTAAAGTCTACTAAAGATAAGGCTAAAAGGGAACGTTTGTTATTCGGTAATTGGGACTATGAAGATAGTCCAGACCAGTTGATTGATTACGATAGTATGACTGATTACTTTCATAATAACCACATAAAAATAGAAGGCAATAAATATATAACAGCAGACATAGCTCGTAAAGGTAAAGATAAAACAATAGTACGAGTGTGGCATGGTTTAGTATGTATTGAGCGTAAAGATATGCAAGTATCTAAAGTAACAGAGTCTGCTAATCTAATTAAAGAACTTCAAAACTTCCATAATATACCAACTAGTAGGGTTGTAGTTGATGAGGATGGTGTAGGAGGTGGCGTTATGGATATACTTAATTGTAATGGTTTTGTAAACAATAGTAAGGCTCTATTTGGTGAAAATTACACTAACTTAAAAAGCCAATGTTCATATGGTATGGCTAAACTAATAACAGATAAATTAGTAGCTGAGATATGCACTAATGAAGATGTTAAAAATGCTGTAATAGAAGAGATGGCGGAGGTTAAACAAGCTAATATAGATAGTGACGGTAAAGTAGCTATAATATCAAAGGATATAATGAAAGAACATTTGAGTCGTTCTCCAGATGAATGGGATAGTATTATGATGCGGTATTACTTTGAACTTTATAAATCTGACTTTTATTTTAAATAATATTTGTATATTTGCATAAAAATAACTATTAATGGGCTTTTTTCAGAATTTATTTAGTACTAAGACTAATTTAACAGAAATAGACCGTCAAACAATTTGGCGTTTATTCGGGTCTTTTCAATCAAACAAACTCCAAACACAAGGTAATGGAATGATAGCAGATAGCTATGAAAAGAACGTAGACGTTTATTCTGTTATTAAAAAGATAGTTGATATTAGTAAATCTGTTCCTTGGATTGTTGAACAAAAACAAGCTAACGGCAATTGGAAAGTATTATCTAATACATCTATTCATACTCTTATGGATGCCCCAAATGAGGTAAAGGGTTACACTTGGAATGATATTGAGGAGCAAATGCTAACCTATTTATTAATTACTGGTAATGCTTATCTATACGGTGCTAAACCTATTGGGATGAGTGGTATTGCTGAGGTGGATATATTACCTAGCAACCTAATTGATATTAGAGTAACTGATAATTTCTTTAATCAAATAAAGGAATATGACTTTAGAATAGGTAAAACAAACCGTACTTTTACATCCGAAGAGATAGGACACATTAAATTCTTTAATCCAGGTTATAACTCTGTTTTAGAATCTCAATACGGTTTATCAGTTATTCAAGTAGCTGCTCAAGTTATTCAAGTTGGTAATGATAGATGGGATGCAAACGCTAATCTATTTCAAAATAGAGGTGCTAATGGTTTAATTACTGATAAATCTCAAAGACCAATGACTCCAGGTGAGGCTGAGATAGTTCAATCTACTTGGAATCAATCAACGGCTGGAACTTCTAACTTTGGTAAAATAAAAGTAACTAATAAAGATTTAAGTTATATACCTATGGGTATGTCACCTGCAGATTTACAACTAATAGAGAGTGGTGTTGTTAATTTACGTTCAATTTGTAATGTATTTGGATTAGATAGCTCTTTGTTTAACGACCCTGCAAATAAGACATATAACAACCGTTTAGAGGCTGAAAAGTCTTTATATTCTAATTGTATTATTCCATTATCAGATAAGGTAGCTGAGCACTTAACACGATTTATATGTAAGTCACACTATCCAGATAAGACTGTTAGAATGCGTCAAGATTTTAGTAAAGTAGAGGTATTAAATGAAACATTAAAAGATAAAGCTGAGGTATTAATTAAGTTAAAAGATAGTGGAATATTAACAGCTAATGAGGTTAGGATTAAAATTGATGAGCCTAAAAGTGATGATGTTTCAGCTAATATTTTAAATAATAAGTCAAACAATATACAACCTATTAATTAAGTTGTATATTTGAACATGATTAAAAAACTACTACTATACGCATTATCTTCTATTATAGCGACCACTATTTTATGGGTAATATTTGTTTGTTTATATAATTGTTTAATGTTTGTGGTTAAAATATTAAGTATATGAAATTAATTAAAAAATATAGAACTAGAATAAAAGGGCAGTTACCAGTAATTAACGGTATATCTTTTAAAATTATTCATTTTATTAGAGTAAAAGACTATTTAAATAAAAAAACTTATTATAAAATAGTTAGAAAATTACCATTTAATAATGGATTTGAAACCGATAATAATGTAAAATCTATTAAAAAATCCAATAAAATAGAAAAATACTGGAGCCATAAACATTATAGGTGGGTAGATGGATATACTTTTTTTGCAATAAACTTTATAAGGTTTAGTTTATTTAATGAGAAAAATAAATACGGCATTTCATTTAATTTACCTATTAAATATAAATTTAAAGAATTAAAGTATTAGAATGTAAATAATAATTATTATATTTGCATAATTGTTTAACGGATAAATAC